TTTTTTTTTATTTATTTTTGTGACCGCAGTGGTGTGGTATTCCCGGCCGCTGTGAAGCGCCACACCCGATGCCCATAATTCACGGCAGCATGCAAAGAGGTATTGCTGTTACCGTTGGCAGCCCCCCCTCATTCGTATAGGCTTAGTCATCCCCGTTGCCGGCGGGGCAGGTAATGTTGGCGTAAAGTTATTCGTTGTATAGTTGTTTTCACTCAGGTCTGCGGGCATTGACCATTTCATATGCCCCCATGTGTATCCTGGATCGCTCGAAGATCCTCCGGTCGCGAAGTCTGTTGTCGTCACGTTTCGCGCGGGAATGTATGGCTGATATAGAGGGGAACCCCTTCCTAAGGAAAAGGAGGTTATCCCTCCCGCCAATCTTGTGCAAAACTCTTTCATCGTCCAATTCTCCCATGTCACCGTCGGAGGAGGAGTCGGAATAGGACTGGAGAAGGCGCTGATCCACCACTTGCTCCAGCGAGGGTATTTTTGTGATTATGTGGTTGTGTATTCTCTCCAAGAAGGCGTGGGCCCTTCTATTGGTCCCATAGGTGTCACAGGCTAGCGCCCTGAGACGTATCAAATGCCTGCTCAAGTCTTTTGGAGCATTTGCGACGCATGAACTTTTGACCATATAGTCCACGGTTGGACGCCAAGGCATTATTTGATTGCTGTCTCTTATAAAATACCGCCGGAGGAATTTTACTCCCTTACGTCTAATCTCTTCCCCGCCCCACCCGAAGTGATCAACCTGCGTAATAAATCCCACATCACCGTCTGGGTCATCCGGATCATCATCGTAGCAGACGTACGTGTCGGACATTTTCAATTCCATGAAGAAGAATTCCTTAAGATACCTCCCCAAGAGGACAGGATGAGTCCCATTTTGGCATATGATTCGAATTATTTCTTTGTCGTAACACAACACGCCGTCATCGCCATAGTCTTTAAACGCTCTAAATCCGGACTCAAACTTCTTTATTAATTCGGGGGGATATTTGTTTTCTACAAGATAGTCCCTCAGCCACATATCAAAACACTCGAAGAGCAACTCTAAGTAGTAAGAATCACCCTGGGAGGTCATGTACTCACCGGAGAACATAAGGCCGTGTATGGCGCGCCACTGATTCCCGAACCATTTAACAAGTTTTGTGACTG